GTTAACGATTTTAACTCACAAATCTAAAATCGTTAATCAACAATCTTAAATCAAATGGCTGCGTAGTTCAACTGGATAGAATATCAGATTTCGACTCTGAGGGTTGCAGGTTCGAACCCTGTCGCGGTCACTGAAGCAAAAAAAGAAAGACACTATTATTTCGGCAAGTAGCGCGAATCCTAGTGTCTTTCGGCTTTTACAGAATGACAAAAAAATTGAAAATGGCCCAAATAAAGCAAAAAATCAATATCCACGTCCCAATAAACGCCCCAATGAATTTTAGTGGGGAGTTGACAGCGAAAATAGTGATCAAAGACGATTACATTCGCGCAGATGGAACGAGTGCTTTATACTTGCAAATTTTCATAAGTGGGAAAAGAAAAAAGCTTCCTATACATATATCAGTGCCACCCATAGATTTTGACAAAAAGAAACAACGGGTCAAACCAAAAGCAAAATGGGCAAAGGATTACAATTTGATAATCGAAAAAGCAATGGCCGACATTAACACCATTGAAATATGCTACCGTTTGGCGGGTGAAGTGCTGACCATTGACAAGTTCATGACGGAATACGAAAATCCAACCGGAAAGATTGATTTTATTAAGTTCTGGGAATTGGAATTGGAACACCAAAAGGAAATCAAGGAATATTCTACATATCAGCAACAAGTATCAAGTTGGCGGAAAGTGAAACGATACCAGGAATCAATTCTGTTTTATGAAATTACGCCTGAGTGGTTTGAAAAAATGATTGCTAACTTTAAAAACAAGGAGAAAAACCAACCAAACACCTTGCAAACGCTGGCTAAAAACTTCAAGAAATACTTACACATTGCTAATAAAAAAGGAATTATCACGCCATTATCTTATACAGATATAAAGACACCAAGATGTTTGAGCAACCGCACTTTTCTTAGCGGTGCTGAAATACAAAAGTTAAACGAGTATTATACTTCGGGTTTCATTAATGATAGCTTAAAAGCGATTTTAGGACGCTTTTTATTTTCGTGTTTTACGGGATTGCGAATTTCTGACATCAAGGCGATTACTAAGGAAAATATAGTAGGTGATGTTTTGATATTTTTCGCAAAGAAAACAACCAAACTACAACGGGTTCAATTGAACCAGTCTGCGTTGTCATTTGTGAATGAAGAAACGATTTTCACAGGAACTTATTCTGAAGCGCACATTAACAGGGAATTGAAAGTGATTGCCAAAACGTGCGGAATTACAAAGCGGGTAACTTTTCACGTTGCCAGACATTCCTTTGCGACAAATTTCCTTATTTGTGGCGGAAGGGTAGAAGTGCTGCAGAAATTACTTGGACATAGCAAAATTGAACAAACAATGGAATATGTTCACATCGTTGAAAGTATTACCAACATACAAATTCATCATATGGATGAAATATTAATAAAAAAAGCCACTGATTAAGTGGCTTTTTTATTAGAATGTTACACTAACTAAATTGAATTTGACTTCGTAATTATTCTGATCAGTTTCCCTTGACTCTGTACTGGCAATTAAATATTCCTGATTATCAACAAAAATTCTTTTTAGGGATAAAATCTCATTTAATTCCTTTTCCGTGAATGGTCCTGACATTTCTACTGCGGAACCGTTCAATAAAAACTTGATGAATTTTCGCCAAAACACTTCGTAAATTCCTTTTGAACCCTCAATTTTTAAGTTTTGACCTAAATAATTACTGGAAATATATGGCTTTTCTAAAGGATCATAAATCATCAAACCAATTCCGTTTTTAGAATCTAAAGCTTCAGATAGTTCTGCTGTGTATGTTGTAGGTACAAACTTAAATTTATTATCCAATCGCTCCACAAAATTAGAAGTTTGTAAACCATAATTCACAGCGCCTTCTTTGGTAATCCATAAAGCAACATCTTCATCATTTTCATATTTCAATAAAAAAGCGTTTGAAGGTGTTTGCTCATATCCTGTCAAAGCTAATGATTTTTTTAATATTGCTTTTGCAGAAGTTGAAATTGCATTTTCATTAAAATTAATTGTCATTTTCTTTGAAAAATCATCAATATTGATTTCAAGATTAAAGATGTTTTGCAACGCATTTAAGTACGTGGCAAAAGTCCAATCTGGTAAATAACGCCCTAACGGAATAGTAGGGTGCATTTGATGAAACACTTTAGGGAAAGCTACTTTCTTTTTTAAGTAATTTGCTGGCAAATTTGCTTCTGGTGTGTAATAACGGATTAGTATTTTTTTTCCAATTTGGCTTGACTGTGTTTCAATCTTTACCGTTCCTTTATACGTTTGCCCTCCCGAAGAATGAAAATGCTTATAAACATTATATTCCGGCTCGTCAAAAACATAAACTTGGAATAATTTAAAATCAATAAATCCCGCAGTTGGTGAAAAATTAGGTTCGGTGAAATCATACTCAAAATAATAAGTACCAACGGTGTCAATCGTAATTTCTTTTATAGAATAATAATTGTCATAAATTGAAATTGGATCTGTGTCAAATTTGGTACTAGCCACCAATGGCGCTAAAACTTCTGAAATATTTGTTTTTAAAGGAGTTGTTTCGTTGATATTTTGCTTATTACTGTAAAATAAGATTCTTTTTATAAAATCAGAAGCAGAAAAGTCCCCCGCAAGGGTAAAACCAAGACTTTCAAGCGCATAAAAAGCGGGAGACAATACATATACTTGCGGTGAAATAGTGTTTTTGTTTACAACAGTACAAACTCCAGCACCATCAATATTATAGGTGTTCAAGATTAATCCAGAAGTATCATATTTATTTACTCGGCCTTCATATAAATACCAAGGATCTTCCACCGTTAAGTTTTCGCCAAATTTCTTTGCCCAATCCATTGTTGGGAATTGCCACTTTACTTCCGGGAAACTCTGTGTTAAAAATGGTGTTGCGTAGGTTTGCCAATTCTCTGAACCAGCAACAACCGTTTGTGATTTTTCAGTAAAAGGCGCTGGATTTGTTTCGCCTGGAATAACAGACACAATCGGCATAAATTCGCTGATTTTTTTATTCATTATCGAAAGCAAAGAAGACGCATATTTCAAATTGCATTTTCTAAAGCCGTTCAAATACGATAAAATCTGTAATTCTCCGCTGTATTTCTTCCCACCTTCAAAAACAATAACATCAATCGTTTTTATCTTTTTTACTGAAGATAAATCACGGGTTCCGAGTGCTTTTTTTGTGTTAGCATTTTCGATTATTAAAAATGGAATACTGGAATAGGAAACTTTGAAGTCTCTATTCAAGGCGTTGTTTTCTTTTTTTATCGAAAGTGTTTCTTTGACAAAATCCAGCTCAATATTGTTTGCGATTATTTTTATAAGGCTCATACGTTCGGGATTTTTCCGTTTTTTACAAATGAAAACTGTAAATCAGTGGCGTAGCTGTGTTTTTTATCTCTGAATTCGAGTTCTTTTTTGGTTTTGGTATTAATCTTGGTCCAAAGATTGTTCACTTTGAAATATACTTCATGAGAATTAATGATTTGGTTTACAATTCCGCGCTCGTCTGCTAATAAAGAACCTGAATTAATAGTGTAGGTTGCTTCTTCGTTAATTTCAAAAATTACGGTGGTTCCGTCTGCTTGGTCGTAATCATCAATTTTCAAACTGTTTTCGGTTTCCAGTTCGCCATCAAAATAAGCGGGAAGGAAATAACCGAAATTATTTTTATAATAGATTTCTTTGACTGGGAAGTCTGGCAAGCGTAGCAATCTGTATCGCAAAGTAATCGTGGTCGTGCCACATGTGATAGTTGTCTCGAAATAGATGGTATTACTTGCCAAAGTCAGTCCCGATAAGTCAAAGGAATATAAATAGGTTTTTTTGCCCGTGAATGCAGCAATTGTTTGTGTATTGAGTGTCGCTCCAAAATTGTTTTTTGTGATCACCGTCACCGCTTCATTATTGGCATTGGCAAAAAACGGTACAATCATTTTTCCATTTGAAGGAATTAGAACGGCATCCGGTCTTTTGCTTAATACTTGAATCTTGGTGGCATCGGTAAAAGCTACCGGAGTACGATTGTACATAATATAGAAAACAGGCAAATTCACTGTTTCAACTACTGCATCAGTAGTCAATAAACGTTCTTGAATAGTAATACTGACCTTCTTTTTTAGGTTGGTTTTCTCTACCAAACCATTTGAAGTGAATGCGGCAAAGGAAGTTTCGAAATAAGCGTTGTATAATTTCACCAAATCCTTCACGGCCAAAAATTCTGTTTTGCGGGACCATCCTTGCTCGTCAAACAAAACATCATCAATATAAATTAACGCCCTGAAATAGTAGCCGTTGCCGTTTGTGGACGAAATGGAAATCTCTGTATTATTGGCATCCAATAAACACCGATTTAAAGCTGGCGAAGCGACTATTGTCATCATAAAGTATTAATTTCTATACGAATTTAAAGGAAATTTAACCGTGGCAATAGGACAGAAAAAAACCGCCTATTACAGCGGTTTTTGTTTTATAAATTATCTAAAATTTTATTTAGCTGTAAATAACTTACTGTTGCGCACTGTCGGTCAATAGATGCTTCTGCTTCATCGCTACACATATAATTTAGAAACATTTTTTGTAAATCTGATTTTAGTTCTTTGATAGCTTCTAGGCTTAAAACTTCATTATTCAATAATTCACCGGGGGCAGTAATTGTCATTTTTTTAGATTTTTTAATTTATTAATAGGGTCGCCAAACCTAAAAGAATAAAATCTATGCGTTTTACGGGTTTACGTAAAAAAGTTAAATTTTTACGGGAAGCCGTAAAAATTTAACTTTGTTGGGAAGAAAAAACGGATTATTTTATTATAAAGACACTACAATTATATCAATTAACTCAAATTCTTTTTTTTGATTTAATCTGAACTTAATACTGAATTTATTTCTAATCTTTTGTCCAAAACTATTTTCACTTCTAAAATCAACCGAAACAATCAACTCTCCTTTTTTTAAATTAACCACTTTAAAATTATTTTGGAGCAATACAAAACTATCCGGCTCAACCCAGTTTTCATTATTGAATAAAATTTCTACTGTTTCAGGATATTTAACACTAGATTTCACTCCTTCAATAATTAAATTATTTACAGTTGCAAACCTAGATTCGTATTTTTTACCCGAAGTAAACAAGTCAATTTCTATTTGCTTTTCCTCATTAGTTAATAAAATATAAGGTTTTACAACAGAACTCTTTACAGGAGTAGGATCTTTTGCAAAAGCTAAAGCAGCAATAGTGATTGGTATTCCAATAACCAAAGGAGCGAAAATAATAATCAACGTAATTTTAAGCCATTTCTTCATAACATATTTTTTTAAAGTTAAAGAACAAACCTACAAAAAACTATCCACTTATAATTCCATTTTGGGTTGATGCTGCGCGCTCATTGTTTAGGGTTTCGATTCCTTGCGCTTCGGCATAACCTATAATTGCATTTGCTTTAATTCCGTTGGCTAAAATAGCATTCAAATTCGCAATAGCAGAATATAGCATATCACTTTGCGAATTTTCGGGAGAAATACTTCCCGAAGGAACAACACCTGAAGAAGTTTCCCCTCCGCTTGCAAACTTTCTTGTTTTTCCTGTTCGTTCCTGTTCCAGCCAAGCCAATGTATTAGCATAGCGTGGGTTTGCTGTCATAACTTCTGGAATCACATATTCGTTTTTGTGGACATCTCCCGTGATAGCTCCATATTCGTCATATCCGTATGCAGGAAAATTTCCTGTGTGTCCACCATGAAAGAATTTAGCTCTTGTTGGTGCTTTTGATTTATTAATTTGAGCCACGGATCTAACAGTTGTTGCCACCGCACCCGCAATTTGTATTACTCTTGAAATAGAAGCCGCTGGTTCCGGTAAAACGGAAGGCGTTTTAAGGATTTCAGTCACTGCTAAACCACCATTGATAAGTGCCATTGCAGTTGCAGCCGCTTTATTTTGTCCAAAAATTGCAATTGTAGCATCAGCAAGCTTGCCCATTTCTTGCAATTGCCCCTGAACGGAATTTATTTTAGCTAAACGAGTATCTTCCTCCTTTTGTTTATCCAGTGCAACAATAAAACGGTTGTATTCCTCTTGCGTGATTTTCTTGTCATCAAGCAGTTTTTTGTAATCTAGTTTTTCTTTGTCGTAGGCAAATTGTCTTTTTAACGCTTCTTCTTCTGATTTTGTTCCCGCTTCTGCAAGTGCTAATTCGTTATCAGCAAGCAATTGTTCGGCTGCAAGAACTTTTTGTTCTTCGATATATTGTTTTTTCAGTACATCGGTGGCTGATTGAAACCCAAGTTCTAAGTTTTGGCGGTTGGTTTCATAATCAAAATCAATTATTTGCTTCAAAGCCACTAACTCTTCATCTGATTTTGCATCGGCTTGCGCTTTTTCCACTTTTGCCAAACGTTCCTCTGCTAATGCGGTGAGTTGCTTGTCTTTTATGGCATCCAATCGGGAAGTTTCCTCGGCAATCAGTTCTGGCGTGAGTGACTTGGTAGAATCGAGTTTGCTTTTGTTATTGGCAATAAAGAAATTAAGTTCTGCTTTGGCAAGATCGCCTTTGGCTTTTGCCAATGCCAGAACTTTGTCTAATTCTTCTTTGGCGGCTTTGTCCTGGTCCGCTTTCTTTTTATCGGCTGCTACTTTACGCGCATCGGCTTCTTTTTGACGTGCCGCATCTCGCAAAGATTGTTGTTTAGCGAGTTCCTCGGCAGTTTCTTTGGTGGTTACTTTATCTGGAGTAGTTCCAGCGGTTCCGCCTTGCGTATTAGTTTTTAAAGTAACTTCTTTAGACTTGAAAGATTCTAATTTCTTTTGGATTTTATCCACATCAAAACCCAAAGCCGTAAGCACCGGAGAAATATTTGAAACAATTCCCTGAACGGCATTAATGATGTTGTTCTTGATTTTGGCAAAGATATTCCCAACGGTATCGCCTAGATTTACAAAATAGCTTTTCAATAAATCAATTGCACCTTTAAAATCACCCGTAAAAATGGCTTTTACAACTGCAAAACCCGTTTTTAAATAATCAAAGAAAATCTTAACGACTCCACCAATAACATCAAAGGCATTTACGACCATGAATTTCAGATTAATCCAAGCGGCAACAAATACCACACTCACAAGGTCAATCAATGGCTGAATATTGCTTTTGAATTCACCAATATAAGTAAGTGCCGAAGCAAAGAAATCTATTGCTTTTGCTTTTATCATCGTCCACAACTCGCCAAAATCCTTTATTCTAAAAAGTTCCGATTGTGCTTTTCCTAGTTTCTCATTAGCAGTGTTGAGTTCTAAAAGTGCTTTTTGGTTTCCGTTTAATTCTTCTTTTTGTTTTTTCAGTCCGCCTGTTACGGTATCTAAAACCGTAGAATAGCCACCTGCTGCAAGTGCCGCTTTACCAAATAATTCTTTGGCAAGTTCCGCCTGTTGGGTTTGGTTTAATCCTACTTCTTTGGATTTTTGCCCGATTAAATCCAATGCCTGAACGGTTGACAATTGCCCCGTTTTTACTTTGGCTAAAATATCATCTGTGAAACTAGCACCAAAAGCTTCAGTCAATTTGATACGCAAAGAATCGGCTTGTACTTCTAGTTTCTGACTTACTTTTTGCAATGCTCCGAAAGTAGCTTCGGGATCAACTCCGGTTGTTTCGATTTCCTTTTTCAAAGCAATCACTTCTTCGAGTGTCAATCCGACTTGTTTTGCCGTAACTGCCGAAGATTCTAAACTGGTGATAAATTCGTTTTTATCCGGTGCGGTGAGCAATCCGTTTTTGATTCTTTCGAGTGCTTCGAGTTCATCTTTGGCAACGCCAGTGTCAACAAGATTGTCAACGGCTCCCGCCAATTGGTCAAACGTTAAACCAAAAGTATCTGTCAAGGCTTGCATTTTTACACGGATATCCTCAACAACTTGCCCAGTTTTGCCCGATAAATTTTCAATTAACACCGCTGATTTCTCCGCTTGCTCATTAAAATCAAAAATAGCTTTTGCACCCGCAGCAAATCCAGCTAAAACCGCAATTGCTGCACCAATAGGAGTTGCAATAAAAGCGAGTGAAGATTTTATAAGTCCTGTCATTTCCGCTTTGATACCGGAAAGACCTTCTTTAGCAGTTTCTAAATCGCCAGAAATTAAACCGGAATACAATTTTGAGAAACTTCCCGTTGCGTCTTTGGCCGCTTGATTGGTACCGTGAATTTCTTCCCTGAATTCTGCCTGTCTGTCTCTTAATGTTGACAAATTACCCTGTAACCTCGAAAGGTCAGCATCATACGTTGCTGAATTTCTGTTCAGATTCCGCATTTCGTTATTGGCACGCGTAATTTCAGAAGTAATGCCGCGCATCGAATTGACAACTGCTTTGTCGTTGATATAAATGGATAATTCTCTTGGGATTTCTTTTCTGGCTGCCATTATTTAAAGTTTATTTTTGCGGTTACTTCACTTAATCTTATTTCGGAAATTTCATCCGCTAATTTTTTAAGGATATTGCTTGCGTTTAAGGCTTGCGTGATTACAGATGTAGATTTTAATCGCATATTGATTCCGTTTGATTTCACCCCTTCAAAACCATATTGTTGCTTGAAAATGTAATGCGGAGCGCGAATAGTAATGCGCTGTAAACGGTCTTCCTTGAATACTGCTCTGGAACCCGCTTGCTTGATAGCTTCGCCTGTAGATGTTTCAGAATTTGTTGTTTGCTGAATTGCGGAACGAATAGAAGTACGCAAACTAGCGGTTGTTCTTCCCGCTAATTGTTTTTCTAATTGGTATAAATCGACTGCACCTATCATGTTTTTTTAGCTAATTTATAGCGAGTTAGACCGCTATTATAGGACATAAAAAAACCGCCAAGGATAGCGGTTTTGTGTGTATTTTAGAATTTCCATTTGTCAGGCTCAAAGCAAAGCGGTTCGTGGTTCTTGACGGTGTAAAGAATATTCCAACCGTACATATTATCGAACAACGGGCCTACTTTTTCCATCTTGAAACTGTTAGCATCAAACTTCCCATAAAGCCATGAATTGCGGTCATTACTCAAATGCTTTAAATAAGCCGCAATGTCTAGGCCTACATTTTCCAAGTTATCCAAAACGGCTTCCTGTGCATCATAGGAATCCGCCTTTCCGGTAAAATCCAATAACAGGAATGAGATTGCGCGGTTGTTCGTGGTATTGGTATTATTCGAATTGGTGGATAGATCAGCGGAGTGACTTTCGAGCAATAAAGCGGGAGTTTGCACGCCACCTCTAAATTTTCCATTCAATTCGTTCCAGTTGAAGCGATAAAATCCGTTGATTCCTTTATGTGCCGTGGCAATGCCTTGATGAAAATTTACTATTGGCTGGTGTGTGACTGCTCTCATGCTTTTTGTTTGCTTGCGTTGATTAAATCTTCTTCAAATTGTTCCAGAAATGCGTAAATATTCACGCGCTTGATGGTTTCTAGCTTTGACAAATCGCCTTTGGTCATGGCGAGAATTATTTTTCCAAAGCCGTAATTCTTTTTGGGTTTTTGAACGCCCAGAACGGGAGCCGGAAAGACTTTTGGAAATCTTTTCACCAGGTGATTCTTGCACCCGAAATAAGTGATTTCAATAGCCAAAAGTTTAGCAATTGGCACTTTCTTAAATAAAAGCGCGCTTTCGTGTAGTGCGTTTTTATCGAATTCCTTTCTGGTGGTGGTTTTAGTATATAATATTGCCGCCAAATAATGCAGATATTCTACGTTTTTAGTTTCCCGCCATTTGATGTGCAAATCATCAGCCACCGAGAATTCGTCAGCGGTGAGATTTGCCAAACGATCCTGACAGGAATAAACCACTTTTGATTTTGTAGTTGACACTTTCAGTTTTAAAAATTTAGCGAAAGCCGTACGGTCATTTTTGCTGTAAATGAAATCATAATTCTTGCGGATTTCTGACATTGGAATGTTCCAAAGCACGATTCTTATTTTTGCTTTTTCGATGAACTGAAACCATTTCACGTCCAAAAGGATATACAATATTTTCAAATCGAAACTTGCGGAAGGTTTTATGGTGTGGAATAAAAAAGCGATGCGCTCCAATTGGCGGTGGCTTAATTCATTCCAAGATTTTGGCAGCGTTATTTTAATCGTTTTAGACATGCTTTTTTTGTTTTAGATTATATCCACCAAATCTTTCCTTTGTATTTTAAAAAAACGGCAATCAGCGAAACGGGAATTAATAACCAAAGTAAGTTCCAAAGGCTCCACGCTTGGCGTTCAATGTTTACTTTCTCGGCATCTGATTTTTTATAATTTTCAGTAAGTGTTTCTAAGTCTTTTATGATTTCGGCTTTCTCGGTGGTTTCCTTATTTGAATTTTCCTTGATGGATGTATTGTTTTTCTTAACCGTTCGCTCTTTTTTATAAGTGGAATTGGTCAATAAATGGGTTTTACCTTCTTCGTCTGTGACCGTAGCGGGTTTTGTGATGTCAATTGGCGTATAAATAACCGTTTCAGTCACGGTTTCGTCTTTGTTGTCCGTTGTTTTTACCACTTGCTGTTTTACGTTTGCTTCTGCGGTGGCTTTGGTTTTGTCCGTTGTGGAAACTTCAATTTTTGCAGTTTCTTCCGTTCTGTTTTTTGTTGATTTTCGGGTTCCGCATTGGCAGAACACCAGTAATATCAGTATTGTGAAGATTGATTTTTTCATGTTGTTTTTGTTTTAAATTACCAGCGTGCTTTTGTTCCTCGAATATCGTAATGCACGAAATTTGGATAAATACCCAAACCGCCTTGTTTCATTTTGCCTTTCAGAATCAGTAATTCGATTACTTCGGCAAGTTGCTTTGGTTCGTAGCCTTGCGCATTAATATCAGCAGCGGAAGCGGTTAAATGCTGGCTGAACTTTGCACCGCCCACTTTCTTATTGTGTGCGGGTGTTCTGTAACCTGAACCCGTAACGTTTACCGGAACTTCTAAATAATCCCTCAAAGCCTGAAGGTTTACTGCGACTTCTTTGACATTTAATAAAAATTTATCTGGAACTTTTGTTCCATCCTTGCAGTCGAATTCTGTGATATTGAAGTTTTCTGTTAGTTGCATTTTGTTTTATTTTTCGATTAGATCTGTTACGCTGTCTTTCACTTCCTTTGCCCTTCCTAATGCTTTTTTTATCAATGCCCAAACATCATAACCGGTGGCTTTCTCAAAATTTTCTTTGATTGAAACGCCTTCGATGAAAATGAGAATGATTGCACACATCTTGGTTGACATGAATTCAATGGAGAATAATTTGAAAGTCAAATCACTTAAGAAATAAAAGTCCATCACATACAGACAAATAATACACAATTCATATAAAAGCATTTTTGAAATAATTTCGCTTAGTCTGCGGCTGGTTACGAAAACCCATCCTTTGACTTTTACGGATCTATATATGCCAAAAAAAGTATCGAGAACGATTGCCATACCCACCGCAATCATCAATCCTTGCATGGGAGCAAGGAAAAGAAAGATTGTGGTCAGGAAGTAGAGAAGGTGTTGTTTCATGGGGTAATTTATTTAATAAAAGTGACTACGTTGTCACGTTTTGCAATTACTAATTTTGGGGAAGCACTAACATCGAACTTACCAGCTACCGTTGTGGATATTCCTAATTGAGTTCCTATCAATCTAGTTGCAGAAGAAACTTCATTGATACAAAACCTTTGATTCGCAAAATTTGAATATAATTCGCCTCTTGTAATAATTCGGCATTCATCGCCTACACGACCTTCATCTAAACATATTCCGTCTATTTTATTGTCAGAATTTAATGCTTTTCTAAAGTTTTTAGTACTTGTGAAAACAACCCCCATACCAGATAAAACCTCCGTAGCGTCAGCGTTAGTCATGTTTTTAACATTGTTGAATTGTGGGAAATAATCTTTACCAACTACATACTGGTCAACAGTAGCAACAATGCCAATTACAGCAACAATTTCTGCAATGATTTGAGTATTTGAATAGTTTGGAACTGCTGTGTTTGCGGTTCCATTATAATTCTTATTGAAAATAATATTATAAGTATTTCCATCAATTATAACAGTTAGTGTTTTATTTATTGTTGAACAATCACCCAATCTCTTACCTAATGCACCAATATATTTATTAGAACCAATACCAACTAAGTATTGTCCAATATCCAATGTGCCAATTGCATACCCGGATAATCCTTGCCCACCGCTTCTGAATTGGTAACCATATATTTGTCTATTGTTGTATCTACTTGTGATTTCTGTTGACTCGTTTGTATTTCCGATTATTAAAGGAAACGCTGTGCTTGTTTGGTCAAACATAACTGTAGAACCTGAACCTGTTGATTTACTCTTAATTCTTAATCCACTTCCTGTCATCCCAGAGTTATCAAATACAATCGGGTCATAACTAGTCATTACCAACTCTGTATCTGCATGGTCGGCTCTTTGATTTATTAATTCCTCAGGAATCCAAGGCGAATTGTCATATCTAATGCATCCATCATCTAATACACAATTATCAAATATGAATTTATCACGAACGCCAGAGCCTAAAGATTGAACTCTTATAATTTGTTCGTTATAACCTATTGTAGTCTTCACGCTTCCGCGTAAGTGCTTAATAGTTGACGGTAAAGAAAAACTTTGATTATTATGCATATAAGATGCAAAAGTTTTTCCTTTTATATCACAATCTTCTAAGGTAATTATTTGACCATCACTTGTACCCACACCAAAAGGCATTGTTGAAGTCCATTGAGTTAAAGCGTCACCAGTATTTCCTTTATGCCATATTTTACAGTTTTTTATGGTTTGAATAAAATCTTTACAACCTAATCTCCCTCCATCAATGTGAAGCGGATAACGTAAATTCTCACCAATTAAAGAAACATTTTCAATTCTTGAATTATTAATATCGTGCCTCATTGTTTGATATGATGAGTATTGAAAACCAACGCCTAAGTTGTTAGGTAAAAAACCAGTAATAATACAATCATCAGCATTACTCCCTATTAAGTGTACATAAGGTTTCAGTACAATAAATGCATAATTACCAACGCTTCCTTTATCGAAATGACTTGATTGTGTCGCTTCAAATATTCCACTTGCTTTAATAATATATTGTTTAGAAATTGAAGCGTCCGTAATTGCATCAATCGCATCTTGTATTGCTCTTCTTCCCGTATAATCACAATCAACTCCAACCGTTCCAAATCTTTTTGCAATTCTGGTAATTGTCAGTACAGAATCTGCTATACTAGGTATGTAAGATTGATCAAAATTATATTTATACTCTTCAAAGGTTGTTTTTACAGAACCAGCTTCTAACATCTGTCCAGAAGTCATAGTGCCGTTTTGTTCAGAAAATCTAACATAAACCGCATTTGAAGGCGTAGTAAAAGAGTTAGTTCCAGCCGTTGAAAAACCACTTATAAATATTTTATTTGTATCAAAAAAAGAGAAAAAAGTTGCGTTTTTAGCAAGTTGATACAACGTACTACCAGTAATTTTAATAAAATCCGATGTTTGGAAACTAGCATTTGCCACTAATACGCCAGTAGTTCCGTCTATATAAAACCCTAGTGTGTTTGTAGCTTTATTGTAAATATTCTTACCTATTGTAGGTTTCACATACCCGTCAGCTACAATAGCACTTGAAACAGCTATTTGTAAATCTTTTATTTTAGTAGTTGGTAGTGTTACCGTATAAGGCTCATAAGCTGTTTTAACCGAGCCTACTTCTAGCTGTTGCGTTCCCGCTGTCATTACTCCATTAGAATCTGAAATTCTAACATAGGCAGTATTTGCGGGTGTAGTAAATGATGTAACAATTCCAGAAGCCTTTGAGATAAAACCTAGTTTATTATCATAATAACTTATAAATGACATTCTTGTTATTTGATATAGTGTATTTGCTGAAACTTTTATATAATCCGTTACTTGAAAAGCAGTATCGTATATTAAAGTGCCGTTAACCCCGTGAGCGTAGTTATTTAATGTGTTCGTAGCTTGATTGTATAAGTTCTTTCCTATAGTTCCTTTTACATTTAAATAATAGTCTTTGTTAATATCTTCTAAAACACTTTTATAACCCCCTAGCCTCTCCGACCATTTACTAGAGGCGTTTGGAATATCAGTTGATAAAGTTGCAGCGTTTGATATCCAGTCTTTACCCAAGTAATTTACTTGATCACCTGATAAATAAGCCTTAGCAGTCCAATTTTGAACTTTTAAATTTGTAATATCCAAAGCCGTTTGTGAAATACTAAACACACCGTTTATTCGCATTAAAATAGCGAGGTTGTTTGCGGAAACAACAAGATTGTTCCAGTTTACATAGGTTCCTACGGCTGTGACAACAGTGTAAATGTTTCCCGTAACAGGAATTGCAGAAGTGGGTGTCACTCCATTAATCAAATCAGCTCCTATTAATTTAGAAGTAATCAATTCTTTTACTTCTTCAAAATTTGTATTTATTTTTTCGTCTAATGTTTCGGCATTTCCTTCATAGCCTCCACGGTCTAATTTTGTTGGTGAAGCGTCTGGTTCAGTAGGATAGGGATTGTTTGTTGCTGTTATACTCATAAGGCTAAATTCGTGGTTTTTGTAGGTAAAAAATAGGACAGAATTATATGGATAATACTCCAAGCGTGTTATATGGAGTATATCCTGAACCGCTTGTTTCTGACTTCAATAATGGATTTGTACATTGGTTGAATTCTGAAATATTGTCTTCGATAAATTGTTTGGCAAGGTTCAAATATTGCGTTCCGTTGTTGATTTGTTCATTGACTAACTTTGTTACTTGGTCAGAAGGTTTCCCGTAAGAAGCCGCTTCTTTTCTTCCATCAATCAGTGTTTCAAAATTTACGCGCAAGCCGTTTTCATCCAAAAGGAATAAACCAACATCAGCAACTTTGGCGATGGTAAAAGCTACAATTGCTTTTTGCATTGCGATTTTTACGGCTTTGATGTTTCCGGTTGCTTCGCCTTTTAAAGCATCGATAAGTTCCGGGCAAATAAACGTGTGCATGTACTGGTCTTCGACTTGGCGAATGGAAGGCTGCAAAGCAAGGAATGTTTGACGGGAGCCGAAAATATGATAGTACTTGTTGAAAGTTTCCGTATTGTGGACTAGCAATTCTTTGTTGACTGTGCCAAAATCAGTTGTCCAAGCAGTGAAAATGGTTGGGTTTTTCTCTAAAACTTCCAATAATAGATCCATTGCTTCGTGACCGGAGCGCAAAAGTTCTCGTCGAATGTCTTTGAGTTGCCACCACTCTGCATTTTGTCGGTTTTCGTTCTTTACAACTGAAATTCCCGAAGAATCCATCATTACTGAAGCAAAAGGCAAATAAATGAAATATCCAAAGTTTGCGATGGCATTTTGTAAATGTTCGCGTGCTTCGTTCTTGATTTCGGAATTTTCTCCCGTTGCAAGGCTTTGAAGCTGAATATGCAAGTCACCCACGTATTTTCGGGTGAAAGCGTTCACGGCTTTGGCGATGTACGGCTCAAAGTCGGGAAACTGAAAAGATTGTGCAAGAGAAACGTATTTTTTTAAATCTTCGGTGCTGGCTAATATCATGCGGTTACGTTTTTAGTTCCTGTTGGGTTTGCATCAAGTGTTGTCAATACGGTATTTTCAAAAGCGGGTTTTATAGAAATATCCCATCCATTGTATTCTTGAATGAAACTGAAAATTTCCAAAGTCGTTTCACGGTTGGTTTTATACAAAGCGGAAAGAATCAAGAAAGCTTCGCGCTTGTCAGAGCCACTTCCAGCACCCAAAGCACCGCCCGGAATACCAGCACCACCAATCAAGGTGGCATCAACACCAATTGCCACAAGGATTTCAGAGTTGGCAGCCGAAGCTTCGGGAAGATAGGAGCCGTCTTTCAGTTTATCATCAATAGCGGTGATCTTGATGGCCGAAACTTGTTTTCCTGAAGTATCGGTGTACATCATTGCTTGGATTGCTTTTCCCGCGTTGTTGTTGCCGACTAATCCCGTATTGATGGAGTCGACAAGGTTTTGGCGAATTTCAAGACGCGCTTCGGGTTTCATTTTTAACCAATCTTCCGCATAAACGTTTTTGTAATATTGCTCGTCAACTTCAATTAAGAACTTGATTGTCATTTGGTTTTTGAATAACGCTTTTTTAAGCTCTGGAACGGAATTGGCAACATCAAGCCAACCTGATTTCAATATGGCGTGCCACTCGCTTTCTGGATAATAGGCTTCATCCAATAAAGGATAAAACACCGGACGGATGAATTTCTTTATTTTGTTGTCTTGGCAGTATTTTTTTACTTCTTCTGCTGACCAATAGGAATCGATCAATGGAATTTTCTCTACATATTCCGAAGTAATGTCAACAGTTCCGCCTTTTCCAAATTTTTCTGAAACATAAACGTGTTCAATCAAGCCGTTTGCTTCGTTCATCATTTCGAAACGACACCAAGCGGTTTTCTGTCTTTTTACTCGGTTGATTTTTGTAAAATTTTCAGACAGAATATACTCCGGAAAGGCAATCGAGAACCATTCAAGGTCTGTAATTGTTTCTTTCCAGAATCTATCCATTTGGGATTTTTGAAAGAATTGTGCAATATATGGCACATCAGAAAGCGGGACCATTTTTGGTGCTTTCTTTCCTTCAGCAGTGACTTCTTCTTTTATTAAAACTAAACCATTGCCATAATGCGCTTTGCGTAAAAAGCGAAGGGAAGAAGCGGCTGCACCGTTTTTCTTTACTTCCTTGATTACTTGTTGTGGGTAATCGTTCGCCTTGCCCCAAGAAGCAATGGAACCTTGTTTGTCTTTGACTTCTACTTTTACGGCTGTCACAGTACCGTCCATTTTGTCAATGGAGTTTTTGAAAGTCACCAGTGCGCCTTGACCTTTGTATTCAGATACGGCAATATGAGTTCCTAAAAATTCTGATTCAGCCATTAGTAGATTATTTTTTTATTGTTGATACTGATTATGAAATCAATGCGAATTTTTGCCACGCTACCATCTGAAAGTTCGATGTTACGGGTGCGGTTGTCGAAATGATTTGCGTTTTTTACGGCCTTAACGGAATCCATGATGTTTTCTAAATTGTCTTTAAAAACCGCATTTGGATTGGCTTCGAGTAAAAGTTTAGAATTGGAATAAATTTTAAGTTTCCCGCCTTTTTTAGAAGTGGCGTTAAAAGTTCGATAAGTCATGTCAAAAGGAATCAAACGACCTAAATCGTCTTTTTTTGCCATAAGTGACAAACCCTCTTTCAATGATAAAATTCCGTTTTCCATACTTCAAATTTCAAACTTTGAGCCTTTTTAAAATAGGACAGAATAAAACAA